GTATTGAACCAAGCATCGATGCCTGCAATCCATTGCACCATTACCGAACCAACTCCGATGGTCCGATGTAATGGCAATGCTCGTGGCACTTCTGACAATAATTGTACTTGGCAGCGTACTCTGAGGTTGAAAGATAGAACATATCGCACTGGTTACACACGCTTTCCCACTGGATCGCTTTCACTTTGCCATCACTTTCATTTTGCTCTCTAAGTTTTTGCCTCACCCAACCACTAAAATTCTTCATTTTGCTTGCAATTTCCCAAGAAGTGGGGTCCAGTGTTATCATTTTCTGTCGCATAATACGCCCTCAAAGTCTCCGAAGCAGTTCATGTATGTATATCCATCGTTCCAAAATTGGGGGAACTCCTATTACAAGTGGCTTCTTGGCATGGGGTGGGTGTGTCGGGGAGAGTAACTTATGGTGCGCCACCCGTGCGGCTACGCCGCGTAGATTGCTGCAGATTGCAGGGGCGAACATGTTCGTAAGTTATGTACTATTGACGCTAATTAGTAGATGTCCGCAGGAGCCGGCCAGTTAATTCATGCACTGACACAACCTGCGGACACCCAAACAAAAGAGATGAACACAATGGCAAAAACAGACAGTTTTTTTATCAGAGCAAAGATCGCTACAGCAGGACCCAGTTTTAATCAAACAAGCATAGATCTTGGTTCGTATGTTGACGCCCTTGGCAAAAGCGTACTCAGAATCCATGGCGTCTCTGTTCAATACGGAAGTCCAACTTTTCTCCCAACTGCCCCCAATAATGACAATGGAATGACAGCCTACCAACTGACAACTCAATCCCAAGGTTCTATGGTTGACGCTACGGACCGATCGCTAATTTCTAGTGGTCGATTGGTTGTTGGTACTGCAGGACAAAACAATACAAGTTTCAGCGACATGGCGGACCTGTCCCCTGAAATGTTCCGCAATGGCTACTTAGTCGCAGTTGAACAAATTTATTTGGGCACTGATTCAGTGCCTGTGCCCGCCGTTGATCAGGTGTCTGTTGTTCTCGAATGCACAGTTGAAACCCTTTCCCAGTCTGCGGCAATGGCACTTGCACTTTCCCAACAGTGAGGCGATCTAATTGCCAACTGATGAAGACATTCGGCTTGCTCTAAGGCTTAGGGCTCTTGCTGATGCTCTTCTGGTCCCTGTCGCCACCGCCACTGGTTTACCTCCCGAACTTGTCCAGGGATTTGTTGAAGGAACCACGACTGGCGCAGTCGCTGCAGCGAAAGAGCCAACGAAGAAGCGCAAAGCATCCGCGTACAATCGAAAATACAAAGCCGCGTTCAAGCGAGTCTCGAAGAACTACAAGAAGAAGAACGGTGAATGGAAGAAGGGCGGATTCAAGTCTGCAGTTAGAGCCGCGCATAAGGAGGCGAAGAAGTGAAGCGGATCCATACCCTTCGAGGTAAAGTTCTTGAAAATGAACTCAAGCAATTGATTGTCGATGATGGTCGGCTCACAAACGGCTACAAAGTGACAAGGTTTGTCGTGGCGAATGACCAAACACAAGCGGGTGCATCATGCTTTGCTACATTGGGCCTTGACGCCAAACTAACGCTTGATTGGGACTGGGAGAACAATAACCAAATTGCGTGGTCATCCGTCCGAAGTTCAGGAAGCAATGGTTTGGAAGGACCAGCGTTTGAATTGGTTGATCCTGAACATGTAGTGGTTCGAGACCTATTCATCCGCGCACAGGTTGGCGGTAGTGATCCACAAGTAGTGAATTACTTTATTCAACTCGAAGAGATGGAGCTCAGCGATTGGCAAGCGATCGTACAACTTACAAAGGAGAATGCACAGTCATGACCGAAGAACCAATTGAAGAAGTAAAAACACCAAGTAAGACTGAGCGGTTTGCACAGTGGCTTATGACCCGTGAAGAACGACGCCAAGAGAAAGAATCCAACCTTGAAAGTCTGATCAGACTGAATGTCTTGGTATCTTTTCTCACTCTCGGTTTGGTCGGTGGCTTTGAAACTGTTCAACTTGCTATCTCAATGATCCCTTACTTGGGCTGAAGTGAATATCACAGATCCATAGATTGGGTGGATTTGGAACATTGCGTATTAACCGCGTACCGTGCAATGCTGCAGCACGGGGTTTGACCTCTGCAACATAGCCACAGATCGCGCATACCACAATCATTGCCAACACTCCTTGCATGTCCACCATCGAACATGCTTGTTGAATCCTAACTTCTGCTCTTGATGGTAATACAAATGAATAATTTCATCCTCCTTCCATGTTGTTTCGTTGCATTCCCAACACACTAACCGCGTATTGAACCAAGCATCGATGCCTGCAATCCATTGCACCATTACCGAACCAACTCCGATGGTCCGATGTA